TCTGATGACATCAAAGATTTTGAAAGTTATGATTCATTATTTAGGATAAGACATGATGTTATACATAGGAAGATCTGTGAGTTTAGATCAATACCATTCGGAGAAGTACCTGTCAAGAATATAATCAAAATTGTTGAAAGATGTAAGGATAACATTTATTGGAAAGAGGTTATGGATCAGAGTCCTGACTCAATTCTAGTGGACAACAATAATATAAAGATATTAGAAGTGACAATCAGTCAAGGTCGCCTAGCAAAGCATGAGAAAATGTCAAAGTATTCACTTCTGATTCATGTTTTAGAAAGCTGTGGTTTTTTAGTGGATGTTGAGATAATTGTAATAAGTTCAAATGAGTTAGGTGTTGATAGAGTTTCATTGAAATCTGATCATGGATTTGATGACGAACTTATTGATGAAATATATAATGTAGTCAAGACCATTAACGCTATTATATCACAGGTGGAGGCTGATTCTCTTGGACAAATTTGGAGTTTGCAGAGGAGTAAATTAATTCACACCGAAATAACATCATTCAATATAACCAATGAACAAATCTTAAACTATTATGATAGATCATCCACTAAAGTTTTTCATGATGTTGAACAACTAAAAGAAATCTTGGAATTGGATGATGATGAATTGAATTATGATATCAACAATGATCAAAATATTTTCATAGAGTCTGTAGTTGATCAAGTTTTTAAATATAGCCCGGATTTACTCAAAAACCAAGATCTACATTCTAATATAAATGAATTGAAGACATTTCACAATAAAAATTCAAATTGGGACAACAGATTCCGCCATTTCTTACCGTTACCATATTTGGATGGATTTATACAAGACTCATCTGAAAGATCAACAGATGAAGACCATATAAAATTGTGTGAAATCAAACAAAGGTTGTCTGATAGTGGTGATGAGTTTTTATCTGTGTTATCATCTATAAATACTAATATAGGTGACTTGAAATTACCAGCAAATCTTAAAGCTAATATCGCTTTACAGGGTCCTGGAAGAAAGAAGTTTGTAACCAAGAGAAGCTTTGCACATCTTGAATCACAGAAAAAAAACAAGAATTATTGGTTTGATCCATGGTCCAACAATTACCAAGAAGATATCATTAGTCTTTTGAAACATTTTTCAAAACATACCATAGATGAAAAATATGATAAAAAGTCCTTACCACATGCTGAAAACATAGAATCACCAGGTTTATCTTATGTTAGATGTTGCCAATCAATTTTTAGGGAGATAACACTTAACTCATTACGAGATGAAAGAAGAGATAATTTCATAATAAAACCGACTGGGGTAAGAGGTGTTTTTATTTGTATACACCCAGGACCAAAGTTAAGAACTGGAGAGAATTTATCTCAAGTATGGTACAAATTAATCACCACTGAAAACTTTCCATCAAATCACATAGCTAGTCACTGGGCATTCAAATCATGGAATTTATCCAATACTGTCTATCACTCCAATTGGCTCTCAATTGATGCTAACAGATTGGATCATTATTTGAGGTCTTATGATAGGATCATTATGTCATATTTGAGTTATGTCCACTATGGGAAAGGACACCTGATCAATAATATTAAGGAGGATGACTCTGATGTTCTTGGGTTGATCATTTTAATATATATGGAGAACAAAAGATCGACTAGTAAAATGTTACAAGATGTTAGATACCTAGTTATGGGATCCTTATCAATTAAGCAGTATTGGGGGGATTTAATAAAAAAATACAAAGAACCTGTAAGAACACCTTTACAAGGTTATTTGTTAACCAAGATCATTGATTTCTCCATTGATATGAACAATAATTTATCTAAATATCTAAGGAATGTTAAATTTGGTAAAGTTAGAAAGGAAGTGATGTTTGATGTCATATCTGATAAGTTTGCTGGATCTTTGATAGAATTACCCAGACCTTTATCTACTGGCTCAGTGGTACCATTTCAGCAGGTGTTGTGTGAGATGTATTTTTGTATGTTATTCAATAAGAATCAAGATGATCCAACCCATTCCACATTTCAAATATTGAATAAAATGCTAGAGGGTGAAAACACTCTCAATAAATTAAAGAGAGATGGAAACAAATACTATATGGGTGCAAGAGGTGTTAGTGAGTCTTTGGATTTGATTAGTAATCCTTCAACACATCAATTTAGTATCACAGCTATTGAGATTGGATCAAAACTACAAGCTAAATCAGTATATAATAAATCACCTGGGGGTTTATCACACAAGAAAGCATCCCAAAATATGTTCTTAAATAAGCCACTTTCTGATTATGCAACTTACAAATCAAGTTCCACACCACACACTGATGTCAAGATTGAGTACACTCATTCTATTAGATTATCAGCAAATGAGCCTGATAAATTTTCTGATAAATTGGAGAGGATTTATTATGATGACACTGAGCTATATGATCAAGATGAGTTACTAGAAGAAGATAGTATAGAAAGCAAATCAAAAAAATCTAAATTTAAGAGAAAAATAAACCCAAGAAGGAGGTGTATTGAAGGTGTCATTGATTTACTAAAAAGGGGTCATTTCAGAGCATTTGATGTTGTGGAGACAACTATTGAACAAGACTTATATTTTCAGGTGTTTAAGAAAAACCAGATAGGTGGAGTTAGGGAGATATTGATTCTACCAATTGATAAAAGAATAACCATCAACATCCTTGAATCTTTTTCCAGACTAATTTGCAAAGATGACGAGAGAGAAATGTTGACACATGGTGATGCCAAACTAACTCTCATGAGAGATATGATAAGGAATCTTAAGAGGAAGGCACAACGATCATTAATAGTTAATTACAATCTAGATAAAACAAGATGGGGTCCATCGTTTATGCCAATACAATTTCTCTACATGTTCACACCATTTAGAAGAGAATACCCTAAACTGTTCAGATTTATACTTATGACCCTAATGTCACACAGTAATAAGAAATGTTTGATACCAGAAAAATTAATAGATATATGGAACAGAGACAAATTGAACAAAAAAATCCATAATGAACCACTATTGCAG